TTGATTAATTTTTTACAGTGAATATTCTTTTTTAATTTTTCGATTGAGTTTATTTTATTTAATACCCACTTCTGAAATGGCGCGTCGTCCATTTTCCATTTGTCTGATCTTTCGTACCACTCTTTAAAATCTTTTCCTTCAATAGCCATATCTCCAAAATCATTAGATAGTGGTGGATTGATTCTAATAAGAGAGAAATCAAAAACTTGGGATAGTTTTGCTGCTGTTTTAATTGCCGCCATTCCGCCAGAGTTTGACTCTTTATCTTTATCATTGTTTGTTGCAATAATTATTTTCTTTAAATTAAAAGAATTAAGATAAGATATCATTGTAGGAGATGCGTCAAGACCAAAAGTCACCAAAACGTTTTTAAATCCATTTTCATATAAAGCAAGGCAATCGCCGATACTCTCTACCAAAATAACTTCTTCGGTATCCTCTATGGGAGAGGCGGATAGTTGGTGGGGATAGACCCAACTACTCTTTTTACCCATGTGTTTCCATTTTGGAATATGTTCATCATTAGTAATAGAGCGACCAGAAAAACCATGAATTTGACCGTCTGAATTATAAATAGGGAATACTATACGACGATACATTTTACCGCCGCCAGCATAACCGCATTTAAATTCAGTTTGCACCCCCGCAGAAATGCCCCTTTTTTCATAAAAAGTTTTCATTGGCAGCAGTTTCTCTAAGTGAGACTCTGGGTAAATTTTTTCCATTTCTATTACTTCCTCTTTTTGGGTGAATGATTCTTTTTGATTTGGGTTATTTATTAAATATTCTTTAAGAGCCTTAGGATCTTCTGTTTTTAATGTCTCTTTTACTAAAGCTGTAAATGGTTTTGCTTGTTCGTCTCCACCGAAATCCCTCCAAACCCCAGAGTCTTTATATATAATAAGGGAAGTGCTTGTTTTTCCATTTCGAAAGATGGCGCGAGTTCTCCAGTGGGAGCCGCAATCTTGAAGGCTGTAGCCTAATTTTTCTAGAGAACTTCTGTATTCGTTCATAGATCTTCAAAGGATGGAATATCTGAAGTTTCGCTTCCAACTAAATTGCCTCCAGTATTTCTAAAGTCAACAATATCTCTCAAGTCTCCGCATTCTGTAATATTAAAATTCTTAAATGCAAGATTGATAAAATTCTTTCGAAGGTTGTCATCTACTTGGACGGGTTCAATAGCTCCAGCTATATCTTTGCCAAGGTGTCGGCATTTAACATTAATTAATTTATGAGTGCCAAATTGTGGACCCTCTTCCACGACTTCATCATTTGTTTTTTGACGGAGAATAAACATATGAGAACAGAATTGTGTAATGCGATCAGATAAAGAAACAATAGATTCATCATCAACGATGTTGGCGCTTTGTCTATTAGTTGTAATACCGCTTCTGTTTGACTGCACAGAAGTAATCATTGGTATCACTGGATTACCATCTTCTAGTATTTCCTTTTGGATGCATTTTTTGAATTTGTCCACCATTTCTCCGACAAGCTGCCATTCGTTTTTGTTACCACCACCACTATCAGATGATGTTTTAATATAATCAAAAGAGAAAATCATTTTATTCCCACGTCCAACTGTGGAGTAGTAGAATCTTTTTAGAGTGTTTATCATTGAATCGACATCCATGCCGCCAACGTTGTAATAGTAAAATTTTAAATTTTTAACTTTCTGCCATACGGCTCGTACTTTTTGAACTGTTTCTGCTCCAGCCTCTCTCCATCTACCACTTTCGAGAAGATATGATGGGACACCAGATAGGGCAGCACACTGACGAATGATTAATTCCTCCTTGCTCATTTCACCGTTATCAAAGTGAAGCACTGGAACATCATACTTAGCAGACACTTTCGTAGAATAATCCATGCAATACTGAGTCTTACCCACACCAGATCGAGCCACAATGACGGTAATATTTCCTGGCCGCAAAAGAGACCCATAAATATCATTGATCTTTTCATGAGGACCCATCATACCAAACTCTTCTAGTGGGTTGTTGCCCCTTTCTTCAATAAACCCTTCCATTTGTTCGAAGATATTTTCTGGGATGTCCGCCCCGACTTCGAACATGTTAATATTTTCGTTATAAATTTGATCAGCAGATTCTATGATCTTCAAATATGGCATATCCGCAGAGATACTCTTCATGGAGTCTGATATCTTTTTTGCAGTCTTGTTTATTTCCCTGCGGACACTGTATTTTTTTAGTTCCTTGATAGAGGACTCGATCTTTTCCTCTGAGTGTATTTTGCGCATAGAGAGGGATCTGACATAATCAATAAGAGAAATATCCTCTTCAAACTTTATCCCTAAATCTCTAATTCTCTGCACTAAAACAATATCGTCAATTTGCTCATCTTGTTCGCACGCTCTCTTTAAAACAGCAAAGAGTGTTCTGTGCAATAATGAGTTATCGTAAAAATCAGACTCCCCAATGAGGTGTATGAAATTGAANAGGACTTTTGGCTTCTGAATAAATGCTGCCAAGACTTGTTTTTCGATTTCTAGACTATATATCATATACAACGCATAATACATACGTTGTTGGTTCTGTCAAGGGCTAATCTAACTCTTCTTCGAAAACATTTTGAGAATATTCTTGAATATAACCTTCAATAGATTTTATCAAACCAGACTCTGTTATTTGAGACTCACAACTTGTATAAACAATTGGTACGCCGTCTTCGTTGCAATACGCTATAATGAAACCTTTATAGCATTCAGCGCCACCAGTCAACTCATATAATTGATCGAGAATCTTCTTTGGTAGTTCAAATTGCTTAAATTTAGGTTTATCCATATAATTTATTTTACACTACCCCAAAAGCTTTGCGAAAAATTCTTCTGACAATTTGTCATCTGGGTATATTTGTAGCAATTCTATCCCATTTATCTCACAGAAATCCATTTTTTTGTCATCCCTACGTATTTGACTTAAAAAATTAGCCCTAGTTTTATGAAAAAACTCCACAAACTTGAGGTGTTGAGCGCCCTGCACCTCTATAGCTATGCCTTTTGTATGGTTATAAAAATCTAAAGAGAGCTGTGTCCCAACTACTTTAAATTCTTCATATACAGCGTCGTATTTCCAGTATTTATAGAGATATTTTCTTACTTCAGCTTGAAATTTACTGCGGCACTTACCATTCCACTTAATTTTGTACCTGTGCGCGTTTCTTACAGCTTTTTCTTTGCCGTACAGGGTTTTAAATTTCATAAAAGTAACTCACCAATTTGAGCTTCTACGAGAGGTTCGGCGGGTATTGTTAGGGTTATTTACACCAATTCTGTTATATTGGATTTAAAATAATTTATTAAAAATTCAGATAAACTTTTATTTTCTTCAATAAAATTAAAGACATTAGCTTCTCCGTGAATTTTTTCTGGGATATCTGAGCAATAATCCTTAACTAGTTCTTTAAACTCTTCGCCAACAGTGATCCAAGCACCCTTTTTGGTGACGAACTCCCACATATACAATAAGTCGACAAGTTCCTTCTCTACCCAAATTGATGTGCCACCAGTTCTTCCGTAGCGAATTGGGTAGGGAACTGTGTTATTTGTCTTCTCGTTGGGGGATTTTTTAATTGTGGCTTTAGCCCAATGACCAATAATTGGATTTGTTTTGGGGCAGGGTATTTTTTTAGATGCATCTTGTAGAATCCAATCTCCTCTATATCTAGGTTCAAATTCAATAATGTAATTAGCAAAGTGAAGCAAAGCATTACCTCCAGTTGCGGATGTCTGACGTACGGGAGCTTTTGAGTATGGATCAATTTTAATATCTGCCCTCACTTGACTAATAAAGATGGCCATATGGCCTCTTTTTGAAAGCTTAATAGACATTCTCTTCATAAAGTTGGCTGCAATAACCGCACCACCAGCAACTTTGTTGGAATCGTAAAATGATTTTTCTATATCTTGTTTAGAAATCAATCCATCAACTGAGTCTAGGATAAAACAATATTTAAATTTATCCTCGTTTTTCTCAACCAAAGTATGCATTGCATCAACTACGACCTCATAAATATTACTTTCAAAAACGAAACAAGTTCCTTCCACCCACTCTTTAGCTGAAAAAACAAATCTTACGCCAGACCTTTTCATCATTTCGTTGGAAAGCCTACCTTCAGCTTTAATATAAAACCCTTTGGATCCTGGGGTGTCGTTTAGCATATTTTTCATCACCTCTAGCGAAGCTGATGTTTTACCACCTTCATTCATGCCAACAAACCTATGAAGGCCAGGATTAAATCCACCATTAAGCATTAGGTCCAGTTGTAAAGAGCCACTTGACACCTTGTAATCAATAGCCTCTTCAAAGTTGTAATGATCTTCCTTTTTTTCTTTAAGGAACTTTTCTAGTAGTTCTGAATCTTTATCGCTCATTTAAATAGTTCTTTTGTATTCTTTGGTTTATTATCTACTGAAACATAGTCATTTCCAGTCTTTTCTCC